AATCATTACCAAACGTAACAAATACTTTCACTCTACAACAATATACCGCTGGTATCCAAATCGGTTCACTTTCAAAAGAACCACAAAAATTCGGTTTCAATTTCTATGGTATCTTACAGAATGAACAGATTTTAAGTACAGATATCAGAAAGGTTGGGGTAACAATCAAAAAGGCTTACACAGGTCAACAAATGTTGTTGGATGTATCTGCATTCTACAGAGTATATGTAAAAGAAGGAACAACCGAAGTACAGGTTCAAGATTGGACTCCAATTAACAGAACGCCAAACGAGTATTATTTCATATTCGACATGAGAGATAAAATACCAAATCAGTATTATGTTGATATCCAAGTGAATACTTCAGGAGAAAAAGATACTTATAAGAAACAATTAACCTTTTCAATCGTAAATGTAAAATGAAAAAAATAATTAAATTGAATGAAAATGACTTGGAGTCCCTTGTTAAGAAAGCTCTAAATGAACAAATGCAAGAACCAGCCAACTATATGTTTTTCTCTAATCTTCAGCAAATCAGAAGACAATGTGATATGTTGTTAGAATTGGACCCACAAATGATTGATGAAATTTTACAGAATGGTCACGATTGGGCCGACGACCACGTAACAGAAGCAAAAACAAACATGGACCAAGTTTTTGATTTCATGATGAATGAGACAAAAAAAATGAAACAATACGTTGATTTTGAAGATTTGAATGAAGGTAGAAAGAAAACTGGTACAAAACTTTGTGCAAGAGGTAAAGCCGCAGCTAAATCTAAGTTCAAAGTTTATCCATCAGCTTATGCAAATGGTTACGCGGTATCTGTGTGTAAGGGTAAAATCAAAGGACTTGATGGACAAAAAAGATGTTCAGGTGCTTATTGTTAATCAGAAATGATTTACCTATATTTGTCTTATGGAAAATAACAAAGTAGTCGGTCTTATCCCAAATCTCCTCTACAAAATATTTCTCACATTAAAGGAAAAATTTGACCCTCGTCCAGTTATTACTGACGAGGAAAAGTTTGCTCATCAAATTTGTGATAAGATGATTCAACATCCTATGTCCAAATTGAGTTTTTCCCCCCTTTCAGCAAAAAGAATAATTAAGAACGAATCTCTTAGTATGTATATTGTTTTAGAAACTTACACTGTTCATGTGGTTAACCACGTGTATAGTTACAGTGTTTATTTTCAAGACAGTAGTAGTTTTATAGGTTTGAATAACTTATTTGACCAAACTTTGGAAAAACAAAGAGAAGAGATTGAAGTCGAGATAAGAAGTAACATTCAACACTCTCTGAAGAAAATCTTAGACAAACTTGATTAATATCTTCCTGTTAGGTAAACAAATAACACTTCAGGAATTCTGAAACAACTTCTTTTTTCCCCTGACTTATTAACACAATTAATTGGTTTCAATCCTTTAACTATTCTTTTGAGTTCCACAGGAGCTTGACTAGTCATCATATATACCTGTTCAACAGGGTATAACATTTCTCGGTTGTATTGCTCCCTTAAAACCTTTTTAATTACGTCTCTAATAGACTCTTTTCTTGGTTTATATGAAGTCATTGTAGGTTTGTTACCTGTACCAATTTTGGGGTCTTTTTTTTCGGCGTTTCTTTTCTGTTGGCAAGCGGCTCTTTTTTCTGAGTCAGACATTTTTGATGCAACTCCTGCGGCTCTGCATTTAGGGTAACCCTTACCACTAGCTTCAGGTCTACCACACGGAGGATGACCACCACCTTCTTTTTTTCTACAAATATTAACCCAAGGTCCCTTAGGTTGTTTACTACCTTTAGGTTTTTTCTTAGTACCAAACCAAACCGCTAAATCTTCTTTTAATACTTTTTCGTATTCTTTTTTTGGAATTTGTGCCATTTTCTTAATATTTTCAGGTGTACCAGGAGCATCACTTCCCATAGGTGAGTACCCATTTATTGGATTTCCGTCATCATCACTTTGTGAAAATAATTTCTCCGCCTTTTTAGCCTTACTGATAGCTTTCTTTTCGTTTTTTCTGATGGTTGCAGGGTCTCTTTCCATTTCTCCATCATAACTATCATAAGCGTTCACCGCACTAACATAATCAGATACAGGAGTTACAAAAGGCTCTAATGGTTCCCTTTCCCATAATTGTGGTGCAAGAACTAATGGAATCCTCATTCGTCCCGAACTACCTGAACCTGTTGCTTCTCTTAAATTGTTTTTCATCTATTCATAAATATCCCAATAAAAAAAAGGATTGATTTGATTAAAAAAATTTTGTAATAATCAAATAATGATTACCTTTGTAAAAACTAACAATATGAAATATATCCTAACCCTACTACTTGTATTTGTATCTTTAGTGACTTATTCACAGAATAAGGGATACGTGTATTATTTAAACGAAGTCAAAGCTTCTGAGGACATCGAACAAATGAAAAAATATGGATTGAATGTTGAATTTGAATATAAACTCATAGATATTCAAAAGTTTACATCCATTAATAAGTTATTGGAAGATTATAAGAATTACATCCTAACCTATTACAGACAGATTAATTCCTTAAAGTTTTTGGACACTTATGAATTTACTAAGTTAGATAAAACAAAAATGAAAGTTCAGAGTGTTTGTTATGTACAATACAAGAATGCCGACGTAAAGTGGGGTGGTTGTAAATACTTTGAAATATTCCACGTTAATTCAGATTTATATTTCACACCTTACGTGAAAGAATATTCTGACCGTTACGAAATGGAGGTATTAATAGCTGAGAAGATTAAAGGGCAGTTACCGTAAGGTCGACTCTTCTATACACCTTATTTTCTTCTTCAGTCCCACACTTACCTTTAGACCCTTGAGCAATAACTCTAAACTTAGCATCTTTAAGTTTCGGTACATTTGCAACTAAAAAGTTCTTGAGATTTTGTGCTCTTGCTTTAGTTAAATTCAAATTACCCAAATCATTTTTATCTGCTTGAGGGTCTACGGTAACGTCAGGATATGTGGCTTTGTCTTCACTCCACTTTCCGTTTGCTTTATTTGATTCTTTAAAACCTGCACTACATTTTGATGCAGATGACTGAATGTCGAAGATAAATTTAGACATATCATTACCCTCCACAAACTTTTTAAACTCCATAAACTTGGGGTCTTTCAAAATCGCATCCGCTGTTGGAATTGATACGTTATCCATAAATTTATCACCCAAAGGTACTGGTGGTGGCGGTGGTGTTGGGATTTTTTCTGGAATTTCACCAGGAGTTTCAGGTTGGGTTCTACCAATTCCTACAGGATATGATGTAACTAACGTAGGTATTATTAAGGAGAAAGCTCCAAGTTTTTTACTAACAAATACATCGGTATAAGGGTTGAATAAGGTTTCAGAATAAAGTTCTAAATCATCGTAGTTAATCCTATTTTCTTTTCCATATAAACCACCTTCTGATGATATTGCAACTGTTATTGGTTTCCCGTTGTACCAAGTAACCGCAAAATATCTTACATTCATTTTCAAACCACTTGCTTCCTGAGCTTGATAAAGAAACGCACTCTCTGTTATTTCATTACCAAATGTATAATTATAGGAACCATCTTTCTTTGGTAATTTAACCATTTTGAATAGGAATTCATTTTTTCTAAAATCAGGTAGAATCTTATCTTTCAAAACTTCAACCTTTGTTGGTTTATTTTCTTTATCTTTAGATATAATAGTTGTTTGATATGAATTTTCACCATCAGACGCATATACAAAGTAGTCCCTATTCCAATCTGCGTAGTCAGCAATAACCGCAAAATTTGGTTGTGAAACGTAATATCTATAATTTACATCTTGACCCACAACCACATGTGGACTTGGTCCTTGTACTGGATTTTGTTCCGATATTAAATATAAATTCTTTGTGGCGTTTTCGTGAAGTTTTAAAATTCTAACCCTTTCATCCGCATTGATATTCCATGTCTGCTTAATCATGTTGTAAGACTTTATTTATAAATATCCATATAACAAAAAAAGGGTCCCGAAGGACCCTTTATTATTTTGGTTAGACCATATTATCTCAACTCTTTCAAATCGAATGTTCTAACTCCATCAACTGTGATTCTACCATAGAAACGGTTGTTAACCATTTTCTTAGCGTATCTAGTCATGATACCCTTGATAGGTGTGAAGTTGAATGGGTTATACATTGTTGGAGTAAGTTGTAAAGGTACGTATGGTGCGTAGATATAACCTGTATCAAGAAGCGAAGTTCCTTTGTGACCGATTAACACTTGGTTTGGTGGGAAGTAAGGGTCTCTGTAAACCTGGTATCTACCAGCAAGAGTTCCTACTCTTTCAATACCCATGTTGTATTGGTCTTGCTCAGGAGCTGCGTTTGAAACGTGGAAATATTCTAAGTCATCGAAAATCGCAGAGATTTCAGATGATACAACAATCCAGTTTGCACCGCCTCTTAAAGTTGATTTGTGGATTTGAGCTGAAAGTTGATTGCTGTAATCAACGTTTGGTTCCAGTCTTTTTGAGTGTATGGTTGAGCTGAACCACCTAATCTCTTCCATCCGTTGTAATCCCATCTTAAGTTCCAAGCCGCACCTTTTCTAAGGTCTCTCAAGATTTCTCTATCGATTTCAGCCGCAACTTGCTCAGACAATAAAGCTGTTAATTCAGCTTCAGCGTCGATGTTGTGGAATGCTGCAACGTCTTGTGCCATTTCTGGTGACCATTGAGCTCTTAATTTTCTTTCTGTTACAGAAACTGTTACAGACATAAGGTCAAATGAAACCTCACCAATCTTATCTTCGAATTCTAAGTTCTTATATAGTCTATAAGTTGCTGAGAACGCGTTGTTATTAGCAGTTGAAGATGAGAATGTTGAACCTGTGTAACCGTCCATAGAACCACCACAAGTGATACATACCACCATCAGTTAAGTCTGTTGGGAACACTGAAGTTGCGTTGTTGTTACCGTATTGAACGATACCTTTACCATATCTTTGAGTTACAACTCTGAAAAGGTAAGGACCACCACCTACTGTTGTTGTGTTTGAAGACACACCGTAAATAGTTAAATCAGCCAAGAATGATTCTGTATCGATTGGGTTACCATCAGGACCGATTAATTTACCAGCTCCATCAGAAGCAAAACCACTCATGATTACTAATACTTTTCTGTAGTTATCCTCAGCATAAGCCGCTGGTTCAAGATTCAAAGTTGTGTTGTTCCACTGAGCAGTTACAACCGCAGTTATTGCAGAAGTTACAGAAGTGTAAGAACCCTTTGAATAATCGAACAAACCTGGTGGGTCTAATGCTGGTTCGTTACCTTCATAAAATCTATCATAAAGGTCTCTACCATCGTTATAGTTGTATCCTGCATTTGGAGATGCTGGACCATCTGGTGCACCGTATGGTGAATAATGTCTGTTAAGACCTGCAGGTGCTGCTGGGTCATAGCTCTGAATGTTAGGTACAAAGTAGAATAATTTACCGATTGGTAAGTTCATTGCTTGTACTGAAACGATATCGTTTGCTAATAATTTAGAGAAAACTCTTCTAACGATAGGGAAAACCACTGTTTCAAATGCACCTGTATCAGATGTAGATGATGCTTCGTTGATTAAGTGAGAAGCTTGGTTTTCATAAAGTTGAGCTACGTTCTCTCTCATGTGACCTTTAAGACCCTCTAAGAATCCTAATTTGTCCCATTTGTTGATTGTGTCTTCTTTGATAACTTTAAGGTGCTTAAGACCGATGTTACCAACAAGACCTGATTTATTTTAATTTATTTTACCCCAACTTAGACATTAAGTCTTTCATTCTTAAGAATTGAGGATTTTCGTAAGTTTTTGATTCAATCAAATTAACTGCCGAACCTGATGATACAGTATTGTTAATTTTCTTTTCAACTGATTCATTGATAGATTTTGTTTCAGTTTTTGATAACTCATCTTTCATTGACTTATAAAGAGACTTTGACTCTTTTAAAGACTCAACATCGTCAAATCTTCTTAAGATGTTAATCTTCTCTTTCTTTGTAGTTGAATGTTCTGTGAACAATCTTGTAGCGTATGCCAAGTTTGAGTTGAAGATAGCAACTTCGTTCAGTTTTTCTCTGAATACGTTAAGTGCTTTTCTATACTCTTCGTTTTTCTCTCTTAACATTTTTACTTCTGCGTCAACTGACTCTTTTTGAATAGCAGTGTTAAATTTAGAATGAGCTCTTGGTTTTGGTAAACCACCCTTTCTAAAATTTGAACCACTACCTAAAGTTCTTGCAGCTTCTTTAGTTTCTGCCTTTTTAACAACTTTAGATTTTCCACCCATATTTTCACCCTTCTTGTATTCGAATTTAGCTTTACCCGTACCGACAGATTTAGGACCTTCTTTTTTGTCCTCATTAAATCCACCAGTTGTTTTCTTGTAAGAAAACTTAGGACCGTTACCAATTCCAAGACCTTTAGGTTTTACTGACTTTTTACCCTCTTTCGTTTCGGATTTTTTAGCCTTTTTGTGGTTGTATGTTTCATCCAACATATCATCGTCTTCTTCCATCATGTCCTCGTCATCCGATTCCATCATGTCTTCGTCGTCTGATTCCATCATGTCCTCGTCATCTGATTCCATCATTTCATCATCATCTGATTCCATGTCGTCGTCTGATTCCATCATGTCTTCGTCGTCTTCTTCTTCGTCGAATTCGATTTCGTACATAACTTCTTCATCATCTTCCATTTCTTGGTCGTCTTCGATGTTACCATCATTTGAAAAAATTGCGTCAATTACACTCTGTGTATCAACGTCTTCCATTTCATCCATTTCCATTTCTTCTAAATTTTTGTCTTCTTCAGACTCACCAAGCTTTACAAGGTATTCAGTGTCTGCGTTAGTATCAGAAAGATGAATATCTTCACCGTCTTTTTTTACGATGATACCATCTTCCTCACCCATAGCTTTAAACACTTTAAGAATTTCCTCGTCGGAAGCGTCAGTTAAATCTATTGGAGTTTCATCAGAATCCATGTCCATATCTAATTCCATGTCCATGTCTTCCTCATTATCAGCATCCATATCCATGTCTAACTCTTCGTCATCCATGTCCATGTCTACGTCTAAATCAACCTCGGTTTCATCATCCTGTTCTGAAAGAGATTCTTTTACTAATTGATTGATTTCTTCCTTCATTGTAGAAGCAAGTATTCCTTTTGCATTCTCGGCGATAGCCTCTTCAACATTCTTCATTTGAATGAGCGCCTCTTCAACTACGTTTTTAGTTTCTTGCATGAAAAAATTATTATTTTACTCTATAAATAGTATCTAATCGAGAAAAAGTTTATTTTAGGCTTGTACAAAAGCTCTGTCTTGAACGGATATAACAACAACAGACTTGTTAACTTGTGATTCTATCCAAGAATTCACGTTAGCAAAGGTGTCGTATATTATAGTTGAAGATGTATTTTCAATTGTAATATCTTTTAAAGCGACTAAATATGCTTTTGAAAAAGATGGATTGTTCACCAATACATTAGAGTTTATTTTCGTTATTTGTAATGGGGTAAAATTATTTGTATCGCAATAAAGGATTGCTGCGGACATGCTAGAACCACTTAAATAAACATTAATTTGTTGGTTCGCTGAGTTTTTGTATAATAATGAAAATAACATATTTTTTTCTTTATAAATATGTTACTAAATAAAAAAAGTGGTCAAAAGACCACTTTTACTGTTCTATTACTGTTCTATTACTTCGTCGATTTTACTCTCCGAAACTGATGTTATTCTCCAATCGTTTGAAAAAGATTCATATCTTTTTGTAACCTTAGCTTCAACATCTGTTACCGAAAAACCTCTAACTAGTTTTTCTTCTCTAATTTTTTTAATTTTTCCTGTGTTATCATCAGGTAATTCGTACTGAATTTTTGCTACAAAGTATTTCTCGTCCATAATTTTATTTTCCTAAATAATGAGAAAGTTTTTTCATCAAGTCAATAGACTTACCCATCGGTTCATCTAACTTTTCACGGTTCTTTTTTTCTTCCTCCAAATTTTCTTCATACTTTGCTCTATCATCTGGATTTGAAAAAAGATATGCTCCTGGTGTTGATGGTGATGAAACTAAGTCAAAACAAATCAATTCAAAGTCGTCCTGTACTTCATTCCTTTCCCCAACTTTTTTTAACGAACCTACCCCCCTTGAAGATACTCCCATTGTTACTCCTTGTCTCATCAAGTTTGCTGCGATGTCTCCTTTAGAAGAAACAATACCTCTCTCATGGAATCCAGGTGTTGTTAATAACTTAAGTTTACCCATAAGGATATTCTTATCCCACCAAATGTCTGTAATCAAATGTGATACTCTATCCAAATCAATCAAAGACGATTCGGGGTGATTAAGTTCTGAAGTAGATAATCCTTTAGATATAAGTTTCCTATAATTTTCTGCTTCCCTTTTAAGAATTCTTTCAGGATAAAATCTACCATTTCTATTTGGGGTATCATATTTCTGCAATACAGCATAGAATTCAAATGGATTTCTATGGTCTAAATTTGCAGCTTCCTGTAAAACTTTTATATTTTTTTCGTCTTTCGGAGAAATAAAACCCGCATCCATTTCAATTAAAATTCCATGACCGAGTTCGTTTGCTTCTAATATTCTTAAATTTTTCATTAAGCTTTTTTAGATAAATATATTGGTTAGTCAAGTTTATTGACTTCAGTCTTCTTAGTGAGTGAAAAATCGAAGTATTTGTTGTTTGAAATGTTATCTCTAAAAATTGATTTAACGACGTTTTTAACAGATTCTTTAACTTCTTTAGATTTAAAATCTAATTGTGATTTCACATATAAATTTACTTCCAAGTTGAAAAATGATTTTTTTCCTGTAGAAATACCACTCGTTCTTAAGTCTAAATCCACAATACTTTGTTCTCTAAAAAATTCTGTATTTATAGACCCAAATACCGAATGTTTAATTTCTCTAGTTAATATACCGACAACTCTATTCCAATTGTCTGTTTCGTATTTGGGAGTAACCCAAGATTGTATGTTTATGTATAGTGATTTTAAATTTTTGGAATCTACGGTCCCGTAACTAGATTTGATTGGAGTGAATAGCTTTAACTTTACACTTTTACCCTTCTTCATTAATTTTCATGTTGTGTAGTTTATTTTTTAAAAAAATACTACATATAAAACTCATAGTCAAAATTTTCTCGTAAATTAGAGATATTTGTTATATATGCTAATAATCAACATCAAAAGTAGTGATAATCTTGAAAAAGCCTTAAAGACTTTGAAATCCAAAGTTATTAAGACAAAACAAAATCAAGAATTACTTAATAGGAAAGAATACGTAAAACCCTCTGTAACAAAAAGAAAGGGTCTATTGAAAGCTATCTATACAAACAAAGTTAAAAATTCTTAAAGAGAACTTTCTAAGTTTTTTAACTTAAGAAAATTCAATTGGTCGAATTTTTCATCTTTTAGTTTGTCGATAGTTTCGTTAATTTTTGTTTTTACATCATTTTCACTCTC